TGCCGTGCGCCTGACTCTGACCACCCAGCTCCGCGTCGATGACAGCCGCTTGAAGAAGCGCGAGAACGACACGCTGGCCAAGCTGCTGGAGAAGATGGAGCAGGAAGACATTAAGCTGATGAAGGTGGTTAACGCCTAGCGGTTGCTGCTCAAGAGTGCTTACCCCTGATAGGGGTTCAACATTTTAGCGAGGGCGGTCGCTTGATCTGCCTGCATCTCGATCGGCGTCCGGGTGGGCATCTCGTCAGCATCAATGCTTGCCAGATATTGATCCTTAACGTAGCACGGCGGCGATAGCGTCCAATATCCGCTTCGGTCAGATTTGAGATAGTAATAGAACGTCATAGGGTTCCTCGCTGTTCGGTCACAAGCGTTAGGCTCTCTTACTCGCTGGTGTGATGATCGTTTCCACCGCTGCCAAGTGTCCCGACATCATTGGATGATTTGCGATGATCTCCAGCGCAGTGGTTTGGCCTGTAGAGTGTGGCGTACCAGCCCCAAGAGTAATCCTGCGGGTAGTTCCAAGGATGCCCTTGTCACGCAGCTCCTTGTAGAACCCTTCCGTATTAACACCAACCTTGACCAGCCACTTTTTCAGCGTTTGCTCCTCGACATAGATCCGGTGCTCCAGCATCTCATGGCGAATCAGGAGCGACCTTCTTGGCTCGAGCAGGACGTGGGTAGCTTGGTTCGGCCCCGGCTTGAACGCCTTCGGCACTACCAGCGTATCCAGAAGATGCTGATCCAGGAAACTCACCAGCATCGAGATCGGGTTGCGGTGGCCAGAGAGTTCGCCGTGCGAGCGCTTTTTGTCCTGCACTTGTTCGATAGCCCATCTCGATATGCGGTCGACAGAGAAATCTAAAAGCCCCGCGTGCTTCACTATAGTCCCAGCCGCAATAACACTGGCGATTGTTCTTACCCAAAACCTGTGCTCCTTATCCAGTCCCGTCTTGTTCCAGATTTCGTCGGTCCACTTTGGCAATGCTGCCTTTACGAAGTTCAGGGTGTCCGGTTGGAGGAGACTTCGCAAGTATACGTCGGCGGCGTATCCGCTGTTGGCGTCGAGCTGCTGCTTGAGCGCGTCGCCACGACGCTTGTCCATGGTGGCTGGGGTGTCCATGAGAAACTCGAGGACCCGATAAGCAGGAGCATCAGTGCCATCCATGGAAGACAGTATGTCCACAATGGAGTTGTTACTTGCAAGGAGCAGAATTGTTTGCCACTCCGCGCGAACATGCCTAAGTGTTCCGTCAGCCGTGCCACGATCCTTGTCCCTTCCGTTGGTGAACATCAGCACAAACCGGCGAATGCTGTCGGGGTCGCGGTTATACAGTTCGTCGTAGGTGCAGGCGATGTTGCCAAACACCGCCAGCTTCAATCCCTTGGCAACGGTGGTGTCGTCATCAATGATTTGAGTCCCTTTAAGTCGGCCCCAGACACTAGCTGCCGCTTCAAGCGCTGTAGTCTTGCCAGTCCCTGTTTTGTCTGAGACAAGTGAAACAATAGCGCCTCCTTCTCCAGAGGAATGGAATCGCATGAGAGGCGCTGCAAAACTTGAAAGAAGCGCGAAAGCCTGTACTTCATGTCCGATGGCAAACAGCTGATTAGCCGCGTTAGACCAGCCGCCAACTGAGCCATTTCGACGTGGCCCAAGATACTGAGACCGGCTCTGAACTTCATCGCTTCCAATGACTGGTCTGACAGACTCCGCAGTATACAAATTAGTTCCGTACAAGAAAGCGCGCTCCTCGTCTTTCCATCCGAACTGGTCATATCGCCGCTCCAATTTGTTATCTCCATTCCACTTGTCCACCGAGTCCCGCACGAAGCGGCGAAACAGATCGGGGTTGTGCACCATGACTCCGTGGCCGGCGATCTCGCTCATGCCCGATGCCGAGAACATGATCTTGGCTGGCATCATGATGCTTTTCTTCGGCTCGTGCGGCAGCTCCAGCGTCATCGATATCGAATGCGTATCCTGCACTTCTCCGGTCTGCACAGCGTTGATGTAGATCGGGTAGGTGGAAATTACTTCCGGGACGAAGACTTTTTCTTTTTTCTCGACCTGGACGACAAGCGACCTGCCGTTCCAATCGTAGCCTTCCGGGAGGTCGGGGAGTTCTTGGCGGTCTTCTCTTTCCGAAGGCGGATCGCTTCGTTGATCAGTAACGCTTGGAGCTCTCGGTTTATTTCGGCCAAGCTGTATTGGCGATGTGATTTTACCTTGCCACTGGCAATCAGCGCAGCCCGCTGGATTGAGGCTTTCGAACTTGGCGCAGGTGGTTGGTCCGAACTCTCGGGATCGGTCGAGGCGGGACTGGGTTTCGGCGTGGGTGTATCCGGCGTAGCCGGAGCTCCAGTGGTGGGCGTATCGCTCACCATCCGTACAAGCTGCGAGAACTCCGAGACAAGCATACCAAGACGGTTCTGCAAGTCTCCCGCCATTGATTGCAAGTTGCGCAACTTGTTGGCAGCCTCGAGTAACTGGTTCAGTCCAGTGGGGCTCGTCGGCGTAGATGTTGGCTGCGGCGGAGATGATGCTCGGGACGCCAGAATCAGTTCTACTGCGTCCAACGGAGTTACTTTGTGGCGATACACGTCTACTATTAACGCTGTTAAATCCATCGTCTTCCCCTTCCAAAAAGCAATCAAACAAACTTAAAGCATACGGTCCGGCCAGCTCGCCGCAACGAACTATCTTTGGTTCAGACTTTCGGTGGTGGGTTCCCGGCGTTCGTAAAACTGACGCAAGATCTCTAGTTCGCACCCCATCAGCGTGAAGGTTTCCTTCGACACAATGGTGATGGAGTCCTTCCACGTAACGGCGCCAGGGTTTAGCACCCAGAGTTTCTTCCAGCGGCCAATAACAATGGATACCATTACCAGACCCAACGTATATTGGCTTAGGAAGTCCGCGCGTCTTGACGAAAGCGTCCACCGCCAGCGCGGCCTCCACGGCGTCCGCATAGGGCTTCCCTTCTCCAGCATCAATGTCGAGCCAGAAGGCTGAAGCACCGATGGCGTTGGATTGCTTTCTGCTGTCAGGCGTGCCGAAAGTCGCGCACGCATGATAGACAGTTCTTCCAAGTGCATCTTGGCTCGCAATGAAGCCTGCAAGATCGGCGATTGTTGCGAAGAATTTGTTCCAGACTCTTCCATCGTTAAAGACCGTTGCGCACTTGAAGCCGTCGACCGGAAGTATTCTTTCGAGAAACTCGAGCGCCGTGGGCATGGTAAAGTTTCTCAATGTGATGGGGCCGCGCAGTTAGCGACAAATCATGGGGAACAGGAAATCCTTTTTTGCTCCGGACGGCTTTTTCGAGAACTCCCAGCCGCCGCCACGCCTCCGCACCGGAGGGTGACGCTGGTCTGGGTGCGCGAGATCCTTTCAGCCAGGAAGCAGTGGTAGAGTAGGATCGGCCGAACCACCAGCGCAAGTCTCCTTGCGCCAGTCGTCCCTTAGCCATGCAGGTGGCCAATCGTTTGGAGAAGCTGCTCATGTGGGCAGCCGGAACGCGGCATCCAGCGCGGCCTGCACTCCTGCGTCAGGCGCCGCGGGGGTCTGACGCATCCCAAACTGGGTGGGATTAGGAGCAGATGCAGCGGCGGGCGCGGGGTTCCGCTGGAGGAACGGCGGGATGCCGTCGTCAGCGGCCGGCGCTGGTTCAGCCTTGGGCTTGTTCGGCCCGCGACCTTTCTTCGCTGGTGGGGTCGCATCCGTCGGCGAAGATGTAGAAGGCTGGCCGCCAAAAGGGTCCTGCGTAGATGCTTGCCCCCCGAAGGCTGCATTAACGACGTTGGCCGACTGCTGCTGGGGAAAAGGCTGCGGCGGAGGGGTCATGGGCTGCGCAGGCGGAGCTGCTGGCGCAGCGGCCGGCAATGCCTGCTGTTGGGCATAGGCGACCTTGTTGGCCTCTCCCGGACCGCCCCACGGCCGGTCGTTGCGGCCAATGATCTGGTCGGTGCCCTTGGCTTCCATCACCTTGTCCGAAAACTCGGCCGTAGGCGCGTCCACGTACCCCATCGGGGTGAACTTGAGCACACCCTGGCTTTCGAACTCTAGCCGGGTCACGGCGTCCGGCAGATCAACCCCATGGCCGCCCAGCGTCTGGCAATACTTCCCCCAGTTCTTCAGGCTTGCCGGCGGGATGCGCAGCAGGAACACCATTTCGATGCCGGGGATCGCCACGGCCACCTTCTTGGCGTCGTTACAGGCCTTGACCGGCTTGCCGGTGGCCTTCGAAGTGGCGGAGCCCCAGGCGTTATGCGGGCAGATCTGGCAGGACGTGTTTTGCGGCTGGCTGGCCTGCGCACTGGCGCCGATGCCATTGTCCGACCAGCAGATCGGGGGGTTGGAGTTGTCGCCACCGGGCTCGAACGGAGTCCGCGGGTCAAAATAGATCTTGGACACTGAGGCGTTGGCGTCGATCACGCAGACATCGAGGTAAAGTGTCTGGATGGGTTTCTGGTTGCCGGCGTCGTCGACCAGGGTGAAGCGGTTGCCCGCGATCGAGATGTGCGGTGGCGAGCCCGCGTTGAGGCCACCGATGGCGGCGCCGACGAGATCGCGTTTTTGGCGGTGCTGAAGATGTGCGGGGACTTGATTCAAGGTATTCTCCTATTTTGGCTTGTTGAACAACGTTGAGTAACCACGCGCGATGTCGAGCCCAGGAGGCACCGCCTTCTCGCGTTCGATGAACTCCTCCACTTCGGACTTGGTGACAGCGGATGTCAGAAACGACTGCCGCGCGTTCCAGTCCGAAGTAACGAAGGTCATGAAGGCCGGGCGATCGGCCATTTTGATGGACGTCCAGCGCTTGCGGTACATCGTGCCCGATGGCGTGACGATGTTGGCCTTGCCCTCCTCGCCTCCCTGCTTGATCAGCATGTCGGAGCCAGCGGCCTCGATCGCAGCCATGGCGTCGTTGTAGGGCTTGAGCTCGGCAGCATGTTCGGCCGCGCGCTTGGCGATGTGGTCGCGCAGTTTGATGTACTGCGAAATGAGTTGATCGGCGTTCATAGTTTCCCTTTCGCCAGTGCAAGCACCAGTCCTTGCAACGTCTCGTTATTCTCTAGTCGACGATAAACTTCCCGTTCAACCGGGGTCGCAGCAAGCTGTACAATTGTCGTGGCGTGAACTTGCCCTGGACGGTCGATCCGTTTGTTGGCTTGTAGATACGTTTCCGTGCGATCGGTTGGGGCGTACCAGACAATCGTCGATGCAGCCGTAAGAGTAAGTCCATGCGACATCGTTCCGGGATCAGCAACGAGAACTCGCGGCTGCTCAGAGCCCATAAATCTGGAAAAAATCTCGTTCCGTTGTTTGGCCGGTACTTCGCCATTGATAACCTCGACCGAGTAGTCCTTCTTCAATTCTCTATGTATCATATGTACGACAGATGTAAAGGGTGCGAAGACGATAATCTTTTCGTTGCATTGCTCCATGATCTCGCGCAGCGCCTTTAGCCTCGGCGCTGCATCAACATGGTGAATCTCGCGATCAGGACCGTAGATGGCGCCGCAGGATATCTGCAGCAGTTTCAGCCGCAGCACTGCTTCGTTCTGGGCAGTGATGGGGCCTTTGGCGGCCATGATCTGCAGGTCTTTCTTCATTGCCTTGTAGGCGGTGGACTGCGCTGGCGACAGCTCGACGTCACGCGCCTGCACGGTACACGGCGGCAGATCCACGCAATCGCTGATGGCGAACCGCACCGCCGGCTGCATCAACTGGTGTGCGGCATCGTGGCTGCCAACTTTTGGCACCCATTTGTACATACTGATCTTCTGCATGGTGCGATCGTGGAAAGATGCCCAGCCTTCTCCGAAGCAGTTGTTGACCAGCTTCGCCATGCCGTAGGCATCGGTGGGCCCGTTCGGCGTCGGCGTGCCCGTCATGAGCCAGAGGTAGTCTTTCGGCACAAGCAGCTTGCGAGCGATCCGATGGCGTTCGGTAGTTCGGTTGCGATAAGCCGACGCTTCATCGACAATGCACATGCGGATATCTGTTCGCAGCTCAAGCTGCTTCGCAAGCACTCCAAGTCCATCGTAATTGATAATGTAAAAGTCAGCTTCGTCTCGCAACAGCTCTGCGCGTTTGGCAGCACTTCCATGCAGCACAATGCACTTCCTTCTACCCAGAAGGTTTTGAAATATTGCATCAGCCCAAACTCTTTCTAGCGTGGATAGCGGAGCAACCACCAGGCAACGACCGCCTCCATTAACCCGCATGACAAAATCAGCAGCCCAAAGGGCCGCCAACGTTTTGCCAGTGCCCATGTCGTTGAGGACGAACGCACGAGGATGCACGCTAAGAAAGTTTGCAGTGACACGTTGAGCGTTAAAAGGTACGTAACGGCCAGGCCAATCATAGTTTATATCCATTGGCTGGATGGTTGGAAAACCAAGGTAGCGCAAAAGCTGCAGATTATAAAGTGATGCAGGACACGCAACGTATCCATTATGCAGTTTTATTGCGTCAGGGACATGCTCGATGATACGAGAATCACCAGGTGTGTCATAAATCACCACGTTTCTGACAGTATCAAACCACATCATGAAACAACTTGTAGACTCCACCCGTCCCGCGGTGGGTGGCGTTGACGCGCTGGCCAACGACTGCCAGTTTTTTGTTCAGGTTAATCACTTGAACATGCACGGAAATGGCTGCATATTCGGGACCGCCGTCGCGACGATGCTCGTACACCTTGTTGATCAGGCGCGGACCGCTGATGCCGTGCTTGGCCTTGCGCACTATGTCATAAATCTTGAACTGCATCGGGGGCAAGTCCACCGGCGCCAGCTCTTCGATCTCGCCTGCCCCCTGGCAGCACGGGCATGGGATCTTCATATTACCCACCCCAACTCCGCCATCTTCTCTTTGACGTCCTCGAGGCTGGTCGCCATGAACGCCTGGCCGCCGGCATCTGTGATCGCCTGCAGCGTCTGCAGCTGGCGCGCGGTGGGGTGTTTGCCTGGCACCTTGGACTCGATGCCGATGAACTTCCCCTTCAAGCAGATCAATTGATCCACCGTAGAAGCCCCCATGCCCATCTGCACGGGAGCAAATACGTAGGCGCCCTTGGATAAAAACCACGCGCGGATGTTGGCCTTGATGCGAGCTTCGGGCTTCACTGCAGATCCTTCCTTACGATGGGCAGCTTCGCCCCTTCCTCCGCGATCGATATCCCAACCATGCTGTCATGGCGGATGTACAGATTCTCCGACATGAAGAATCCGTTGGCGCGGATTGCGTTGATGAATACGCCAAACACAAGCGGCGGGTCCATCTCGGGCGCATCCCACTCGACAGTGCCGTTGGGTAGCATGAAGATGATTCTCATCGGGGGCCTCTTCTAAATTCACAATCTTCAACTGGGCAACTGCCCCATTCACCACCGCATAACGGGTTCGGCCGCTTAGGGAAGTCCTGGTCGGACAGGCAGCGCGCTACATCGTCCATGGTATGCCTGATACCCGCCAGCGTCTTGTCCGTGTCGCTGACGTCGTGCGGCCTGCCTACCTCGTTGTCCTGCAGCCAGACGTACTGCGCCACGATACGCTGCACGGTGGGCTTCCACGCCTTCAACAGGACGGCGTGGACCTCGAGCTCGGCGCGCTCCTCGCGGCGCTTCCCCGACTTCCAGTCAAAAATAACCGCCGTGCTTCCTCCAAGAACAGTGGCGTCCACCTTGCCGCGAAGCCACACACCCGGAGCAAAGAAATCACAAACTTCTCCTGCTGCCGTAATTCCCAGCATCTTTTCAGCGACCGCGCCCGCCTGAATCAGAGGAGCGGCGATTGCTTCAAATTGCTCCATGCCCTTCGGAAACGTCGTTCCATGCTTGATCCTCACTTCAAAGGCAACATGCACGTCATCACCCCATTTGTTTGCCGCGGTATGGACGAACTTTGGCAGGTCTTTCTTGATCGACTTGCGAAAGGCTTTGTAGGGACAATTGTCCCAGTCCCGCAGGAAGGTGTACGACGCGACTGGGAGTTTATAGCTCACGCCTGCGGCCCCGCGATCAAGTCCACCGGCTCTACCGGATTGGCGGCGGGCGTCATGTCCTCCAGCTTCTTGTTGCTGAATTCCTCCGCCGCCAGCATGGCGTAGCCGGCGACGTCGTGCCAGCTGTCGAAGTGCAGGGGATCGCCGTAGAGAATACGCGACATCTTCAGCATGATCATCTCGGTGGCTTCGCGCTGGATGGCCGTCATCGAGGCCCATGAAGGGGACGCGCGGCAGACTGACTTGAAGGCCTGCACTGATTGCGCCACATTGTTAAAATGGCCGTAACGTGATTCGCGGTCATTGAGTGTTTCGTGGATAGTCGTCATTTTAATCCCTTTCACATTTGCCTTCACGGAAATCTTTGGCCCATTGAAGCTCGGCTTTGACCCAGCCATCGCGTTGCTTGCGGTACATTTCTTCGCGTTCTTCCGGGGTCATGGCTGCGAGTTTATCTTTTACTTGCTGGATCAGCATCGATAAACTGGTCACATCGTTTCTCCGGTTGTTATCTCGCAAGCGAGGGGTATGCCGGGTAGCCAGACCGGCGCCCGCGTCATTTCTTCCTGTACCACAGTTGTGAAAGGTGTGACAAGCGCATTCGGCACTATCCACACCGCGGCGTCGTGTTCCTGATTGACGTAGGATATATTGGTGCGGTTGTAAATTCGGACCAAGGTCTCGCGCATGTCCACCGCTGACAGCGCCTGGATGACGTTCTCGGTTAGCTTGCCACCATACAGTTTCGGCCAGCCCTTGCGGTCGCGGTAGCGCCAATACTCCTCGCCACTTTCGGGGTCACGGTAGTAGTGCAGTTCGTGATACCAGATCGGCACGCCCCCAGGCAGCCAGATCACGTTATTGTCTACGGTCATAACACCCCATTGGACGGGGTGGTTGGTGCCTGCGATCGCCGATATCATTCGTCCGGCGGTTTTCCAGTAGGCAACGACGTTGGGGTGAGTCGCGCGATAGAGATCACGTGCTTCAAGGCCCTGAGTATCTGTAAGATGTACAGGAGGTCCGTAAGTCCCTCGTCGAGCAGTTTTGACAATCGTTGGTCCTCCGGCGCCATAGCCACAAGAGAGTTCCAGTTGCTTACCAACGCCTCTCTCTGCTGGATCGTCTCGAGTAATTGTTCTTCCGTAGAATTTAGAAGCGATGCCCACGTAGGGGTCGACTCCGGAGGCAAATCGCTCGACGACATCCCACTGCTCCGCAATAAAATTGAGTTTACGACATTCGTCCTGGCTGCGATCAGCCTTGATTACCGTGTAGCCAGCTGGGGCTTTGTGTGCCTTGCGGATCGGGCTACCGCGCTTCATGTTTTGGTAGTTTGTTTTGTCACCCCCGCCAAAGCGTGTGGTGTGCGCGGCGAACGGCGCCAGGTAAACACACATAGAACCGCGCGTCGCCATCCAGCCTAAGCGCGTGGCGCGTGTCAACTCGCCATTGGATTTGGTTTCGATTCTGGCTTCAGCCAACAGACGCACATCATCATCATCGCTGTCTAAAAGTTCCTGCATGAAGTTGTCAGTTTTTGCAAAAGCAAATACATCTCCTGCCTTGCCAGCCTTAGTTTCGGCGTCGATTCCGTAGACTGCAAGAAGCTCTGCAAATCGCTGATTTGAACCGAGATCCTTTGCCGTAACTCCGAGTTCTCGAAGAAGCTGTTGTTTTCTTTCCTTCTCGGCTGTCCAGATGGCGGCAAATTCATTAACGTTTCCCTCTAGCTTTGGCTCCGTAAAGGCACGAACGGCGAGATTGATAGTCTGATACTCGCTAGAAGGGAAGCCGACGGCTAACCGTTGAAAGATATCAAAAGTAAGCTCCACATCATGGAGACAACCATTCCCAAGATCCCGATAGAGATCAGGCCCAATGTCAGCCGCACGTTTCCCACGGAATTTCTCGTAAGGAACCGACTTCCCCTCGAGGCCATAGTGTCGAGCCAGAGACTCAAGACTGACGCTGATGTGATTGCCAAGCTGCAGCCTAGCCATGGAGAGAGTATCATAGATGAACCTCGGCTTGATCCCGTAGTGGTGGGAGAGAATCAGGCAATCAAAATGCGCGTGGTGGCAGAGAACGGCGCAGTCAGGGTATTGGACGTAAAACCACGAATCTAGCCAATCTTGAATCCTGTGCTGCGGAATCCATCCCCGTTGGCCACCGTTAAACTGTACGCCCATACCCAGCGCTTCAAACCTGGAATCGCGGACGTAGCTCTCCGTCGTCATTTTCCGCAGCGTGTAGGCGTCGCTGAAGAACGTTTCAAAATCGAGAGTGAGAATGTTCACTTGGGCGCTTTCGGTGAGGACACAAGAGCAACGATCATATCGCCGCGACCGTCGAGTAAATCGCAGAATAGATGGTGCGAACTGTCGCGCGGTCCAATTCCTTCGCTTCTTCCGAAAGGTCGGCATACGGCACCATTAGCTCCTCGCCTGTTTCCAGTTTGCGAGAAGTCACCCCGGCCTTGCGCTTCGAATCCATCCAAGACTCGTGAACTTTGGCGCTGACGACTTCGATATCAGGCAACTGCATTGGTATCTTCCTCATCAAAAATGTATTCTTTGGCGCGGGCGATAACGGATTCAAGGTCGGCAACTTCGCGGCGCAGCCAAGCGATATTGGTTTCGCGCTGATCTTTTGGCAGTTCGGGATTGTAGCTATCCGGCCCCCAGCGCATGGTCTTGCCAGCGGCGGCTAGAACCTCTCCACACTCCTCAACTAAATGCCCGAGGATGGAGTCAAAATCGTTCTGGATGTAATTGCGCTTAACCATTGGGGCCTCCCCGATCAGTCGATGAGACTGCCGGACTCCCGGCAGTGGTGTGGGCTTCGAACCGACCGACACCGGCATTTTTGTATGCCCAATTCGAAACCTGCTTCCCATCCGCTGGGTCAAACGCTGCGTTACAGCGGGGGCAGAAAAGATGATGCGGTCTCTTGTAAATGATCGGTTTCCGACCGCAGCACTGGCCCTTACCATTCAATGATTTAGCGGCGACGATCATTTGCCACCTCCGCCATCCGTCGATGAGACTGCCGGACTCCCGGCAGGATTGGCGTTTGTCACCACTTCACAGCCCCAAGCATTCAAAGCGCAGGCGTCATCATGGCCGTAATTGTTGATGTTGATCTCGGGAAACTGATCGATGATCTCGCGTGGGACCAAATAGAAGTCGCCAGCGGGCACTTTTCCTGCTTGGGCAAGAGGGCGCAACCGTTCGATCTCTTGGGCGGCATCTTCCATCGTTCTGATTGCGTCGTTGAGGCTGCTCGGCATAACATTGCGCAGCCGTTCCACGATGTCAGGATAGGAGGGTGAGTCCGTCATTTGCGCTTGTCCATCTTCAAAAGATTCAACTCCGTCTGCGCATCCTTTGGCAGGTATCCAAGGATCTCCAGGCTAACCAGATACGTTGGTTCGCCGATCTGGCCAAGCAGCCACTCGTTGTCGCGCTGCGTCTTGCGCTGGTTAAGGATGGTGCGAGCTTCGCTGTCGGAAAAATGGGGTTTCATATGAGTTCTTTTTCTTTGGCCAGCCATTCAGGAAGGGTCACGATGCAGTCATCGCCTTTGCCTGGCTCAAGTTCACACTGACTCTTGGGAAGCCATATGTCCTTATCGCCATCGTTGACAGAGGATATGGTTCACGACCTTGTAGACTTGTTCCTCGGTCAGGCCGATTTCAGTGCCTTTGGCTTCGATGGCGTCGCAGATCTCTTTATAGAGTTCGTCGCAAGCATCCACGATGGCGTTTTCTTTGTTGTTCTCGCCTTCCAGTTTGCCGTTGTCGAAGGCGTCTTTTTCAGCTTCTGCTACGGCCTCGTTGATTTGTTCTTCAATCTCCTCCTCGCTCGGCGCATCCACGATGGCGTCCAGTTGGTCAATGACCTGTGGCCGGGCGTTGGCCTTGATGGCGATGTCGCGAAGCTGGTCGACAAACTCATGTGTTGGCATGGAGAAATAGGCGCGCATGTTGGTCCCCTCTTTGTTTTGATAGTCTCACATTTCACACATTGGGCAAGATAAATCGACGGTAATTTTATTGCGTTTACAAGCTGCCCCATTGTTCGGCCATCGCGTCGGCGATGCCTGGCAATGTGCGTGAACGCTCTTTCCAGCGATCTGGGCCGGGCGAGGCATGATGTACGCGCGGCGCGCGTCCCTCTACGATCTTTGTCGGAACCAGTTCTGGCAAGTTCTTTAGCCACAGGCAGGTGGCCTTGGTTTCGCCGTGGCCAAACTGCCACGGATGGATGATCTGTGAATAGGCGGGTAGTTGCGCGTACCGATGTGGGATCGGATTCTCGATGGCGATTCGCTTTATGGTTTCGACGTTGTAAAGTGATTTGAAGAACCACGATGCCTTTTCCATTGCTTCCCAGCGTTCCGGCGCTTTCTCGTTCTGGTATTTGTAAAGCCATCGCACGCCGCTGTTAGCTAGATAGGTGCATGGCGGGTGTGCAATCAGCAAATCCCACTGGCCATATGCCGGATCTTCTGCAACCCATAGGGCGTCGTTCTGGAAATGCGGCCCCTTGTCAGGCGCCGGGAACGGATTGCTTTCGCTGGGCAACAGATCGACCGACCAGGCATCATGGCCGCGTTTGCGAAAGGCATCGCGCACAATGCCTGAAAATTCACAAGCCACGAGAATGCGCATCAGCAATACCCCTTTTGAATCAGTTTCGATCGTATGCCCACCGGCTCAAGCCGGCGATAGGCGCCTTTG